TATTCTGTGTTCCTTGATCTCTCCGTTGACTATCATCAACAGTGCTATTACCATTTCAGTCATGTCCGTTACCGTTTGCTCTTACCTTATCTTTTAGGAATTCAATATCTTCTAAAACCTTTTCCTGATTTTTTTGTAAAAATTGAATATTAACTTTATTGTGCATCATATCCTCAATCCGTGTTTCAATCTGCTCTACACTTTTGTAAAGATCTTCCAATAAAAATAGCTGCTCCTGATCGACGGGGACTTGTTCAGATTTTTTAAGTAAATCATTTTCAAACAGTTCACGTGATGTCTCTAACGATACCAACCTCGCCGTCAATTCCGTGTATGCGAACACACCAGCTGCAACGAGTAAAATTAAAGATGCAACCGTCTTCATTGGCATTTGTACAGCTGCTTCTTCAGATATGTTTAATGGTTTTTTACTCATTTCTTTTTCTTCATGTAATAGTCTCCAGGTTCATAGTTCCATTTTTTACCATGGTGTCCTCTTATATCTGCATACCACATTCGTAATCTTACTATCCATTTACGTACAGGTCTAGGCATCTTTTTTCTTTTTCTTGCCACATTTACAACGTGGAGCAAATAAAAAATTAGTTATACTATCAGTAAAGTTATCAATTTTTTCTAAAAATCTTATAATATATTTATCTAACATTTGGTTTTTCTTTAGGTAAAATTTGTATTTTAATTTCTTTAGCTATCCTAGCTTCTTCTTTTAATCTTAATTTTTCTGCTTTCTTATCAGCTTTTTCTCTAGCTGTCACACGTTTCATGTAAGTATTATAGTCAGGTCTTTCATGACCATATTTTTTCCATAATGCCATAGCTTCAGCTCCAATTTTGCCGTCGATTGGGCAGACAGTTCCTGCAGAAATCATGCTTTCAAATACGCGAGGATCNTGGCAGAGGATAGCCACGGCTGCTACACGCATCCCGAAGTCATTTAAAATTCTTGCTAACTTTAATCNTTCACAATTTTTATCAATAAAATGTTTNCCGCCGCTAATACCAAGTCCAAATGTCTGTATTCCAAGTGATCCACCTACTGCACATACATCTTGTGTCATAGAATTGTATGATGGCGCTGATGATGTTGGCGGTGCTGATCTTATATTAGAATTAGAGGTAGAGTTTGTTGTTGTGTTAGATGAAGATCCTGTTTCATATGTTGTTGCTCCACCCGTATACCCACCTTCAATACTTGTGTTGGACCCGCTTACGTTCGTCTGTGAATTTGCAGAATGGGCAGGTCCACCAAAAAAAGCTAACAGTGTTATTAGTATAATTAATATTCCTGTAAAATAATAATTCATCTTGCAACTCTCCATTATTCGTACTTAACCTCGTTTTCAAAAGATATATCTGTGCTATGGTCTTTTTCTTTTGTATAGGTTCTCATACAATTACATTTTTTACACTTGCAGATGTCAACATCGTCTTTATGTAAATTGTTTTTACAATGACAATCGTGATTACAGTCTTGACACTTACCCATATTAATCAATCCAACTAGAAATTTTATCCTTTACCCAATTCCAAACTTTTTTAATTGGTCTTATGATCCATTTTTTAATCATTTTTCTTCTCCTCTATTTCGTAGAAAAATTTATCTGTGTCTTCAGTTTGCCATTTACCAGAATCTTCTACGTTCCACTCTGATGTTTGTACCTTCCAATCCGGAATATTATCTTTCACGGTGAAAGATGGTAAATCCCATATTATTCTATTGTTAGGTTGTGCTGCAAAATTACCATCATCTAAGGCAATAATGTGAGCGCACTTATGTTCGTGCGGTATTTCCGAATGTTCGGTATCTAGTATATTACTCTCTGGATGTGCAAAGTCAATGGTAAATAAATAGTTACCATGATGCCATTTTTTATCTTTACCTATGTATTTTCCGTGTTGACCACTTAAAATATCATAATTAGTAACAGCAGGGTAATAGCTAAAAGAATTCCAAAGTTGTAATTCATCAAGTCTCTTAATGGGAACAGCTGATGGTTGAAAACCACGTTGAATAAAAGCCGTAATTGGTAAACGATAAAAGACTGCACCGTTTTCCATAATTGCGTGCCATAAAATAGCGCGTCCTGTAATACAGCTAATACCAAAGATAATACAATCTTCAACTTCTCCATGATGTTTTTTATTATCATATAGATACTCCCTTCTTATTTGTGCATAGATTGGTGGTATGTTTGCATTTAAATATGCCATAATAATTATCCATTTATTTCTCCCCAATTATCACCTGATTCATAGTCAACTTTATTAGGGATTTTTAATTTAACAGCATTTTCCATAATCTCAATAATTTTTTTAGCTTGCTGCGGTGATTCTACAGAAATATCAAGTTCATCATGTATTTGTATATGTGGCACAATACCTTCTCGATACAAATCCAACATAGATTGTTTAGTCATATCAGCTGCTGAACCTTGTATTAATTTATTTAATGCTTTGTAAGTCATAGCTCTCCTAATGTTCGCTTTTGTAGCTTTAGGGTATTTTTTAAAATATGCTGCCTCTGCATCTGCCTTGCTCATAGGTGGTTTAAAATTACCTGCATTCCATTCTGCAATTTCCCATTTATTAAATCTACATTTTCTACCACCAAATGTTTTGATATATCCAAATGCTTGACCGTCTCTAGATATTGCATCCATTAAATCTTTTACAAATGGAACACTGTCGTGATATTTATTAAATAATTTTGAAGCTTCTTCTTTAGTTGATAAACCTAATTCTGCTTGTAGTTTTGCTTTACCCATACCATAAAACAATCCAAGGTTAATTGTTTTAGCTTGTGTTCTAGATATGTTAGCCATGTCTGCTACAGTTTGGTGGAAATCAACAGTATTGTTTTGAAACCTATCTACAATCTCAATAACTTCTTCATCACCTTTAAATTTTGTAGCTGCATAATGTACAACTAAACGAGGCTCTTGTTGTGAATAATCAAAACACCCCCACTTGTGATCATTCTCTGGTATAAATAATGATCTAATCATAGGTCCTAACTCTTTATTGCGGGCCGGTACTTGCTGAAGATTAGGATTAGAATATGAAAATCTACCAGTTACAGTTCCACCACTGTCGCCTCTAATAGGGTTTATATCTGCGTGTATTCTACCTTTGTATTGATATTTAATAATTGTATCAATAAATGTAGTATGTGCCTTGTTTATTTCTCTAGCTTTTGCTATTCTCTGCACCACAGGATTTTTATGTTCTTGTAAAAAATTTTTAGTAAAGGAAGGTGCTTTTGTTTTCGCAGTTAATTCATAAGATAAATTTAGTTTGTCAAAAACTTTGGCAATCGATCTTGCTGCCCATATTTGAACATCTTCTCCTGTTTCTTTTTTTACTTCTTGTAATGCTTGCTCTTCTTGTGCAATTAATTTGGTTTTTAGTTTGTGAGCAGCTTCAACGTCTACGCGCACTCCTTTAAATTTCATATCAATTAAACACGGAAACAATTGTGTTTCTAAATCAAATACTTTTGTAAGGTCCTGTAATTTAATTTCTTTTGATAATTTTTTAAATAAAGCTAAAGTTAATTCTGCATCTTTTTCAGCATAAGATCCTACATACATTGCAGGTAATTTCCACATTTCAGATTTTGCATCTATGCCAGCTTTATCTGCTGCAGCTCTTAATGCTGTTTCATCTTTAACTTGACCTAAATAATCTAAGGACAAACTATTTAATGAATACCAAAATCTATTTTCATCAACCAACGATGCCATAACCATTGTATCAACAATATGGCCATTTATTTTAACTCCATATGCTCTTAACCAACATACATCATACATTGCATTGTGAAATAATTTTACATTTGGTAGCGCACATACATCTTTTATCCATCGCATTACAACAACTTCATCAAAAAAATTACCCTCTTTATGACCAAAAGAATAATAACCTGACCATCCCTCTACAGCTACAGATATTCCAACAATTTCTCCTTCACCAATTAATGCACCAGAACCTTTTGCTTTTAAACCTGGGTCCCTTGTTTCTAAATCAATTGCTATATATTTGTGTTCTTTTAAATCCGGAAATGACTCCGGGCTTATCCATTCGGTTTGTGCTTCAAACATCATTTAAAATATTATCCAAGCTAATATAAATCCAGCTACAAAAGATATTTTACGAGGATGATCTATCCAAAATATTTCTAATTTAAATCTTAATTCATTAATCATTTATAATCCCTTTCAATTATCATTTCTATAAAGTGTATTGCTTTTAATAAATCTTGCTTCTTTCCCTTGTCTGCATGTCTAATAATATACTTTATTGCACATCCTTCTGGATAAAGCAACTTATTCTCTATTACAAACTTACTTGGTTGTATTTTATATTTTTGATAATGTGATCCTCCGATTTGTTTGTCGTATGGTTTCATATTAATCCTTTCGTTAAATAAACTGTAATTAAACATATAACAGTAATTAAAATTATATCTTCAAACTTATTGTATTCC